GATACGCCCCAAATTTAATAGTACCAAAGTCAGTATCATTATTTAATTCTCTCCCCATATGAATGTTCCAAAAATCCCCATTATATATGGGAAAATAGGATGTTTCAGCTATTACACTATAATAAGGGGCAACAGGTACTCCTGCGGCATCTGAACTACCAGATATTGCTTGTATTCTACCATATTTAGTACTATCTCCTGATGAAGATATATCATTCCCTATATATGGGTCTAAAATTAAATGAGTATCATACTGGGGTCTAGAAATATTTATCGTACCTGCACCCCCAGCACCAGTATAGACAGGAAATTTTCCGGATCCCGATAATGTAAATAAATGATATTGATCAGCTGATCTTTCTGGTTTAATCCTAAAAGTTACTGTTTTTGCATCTGAGTTTAAAGTGTTTGTTAGAGATGAAGTCCATGCTGTTTTTAAAAAATATTCATTATTACTTGAACTACCATATAAAGCTAATGAAGATTTATCATAACTAAAAGTTTTATAATTTGTTTTATCTTTTACAGGTCCACCATATTCTTTAACATTTAAAATAGTGGAAGGTATTCCATAACAACTCATTAAAGCTCTTAAACCTCTTTCTGTTCCTTTTGTTTTTAAAAGATAAGGAGCATTATGGTATAAACGTTTCCAAATTTCTTTTGTTATATCTCCTTTTGGAGTTGAAGAATATGAAGCTGTTATTAATGTTTGGTTTTTTGGAGTATCATAATGTAAGCTTCCTGTTGATCCTTCTCCTAAAATATATTCTATTAAGTTACTATTTTCAAATTGATCAAAAGTTTCTATACCTAAACTTTTTAAAGTAAAATAAACTAAATCTTTTGATATACCTTGTGTATGATGAGTATCACTTACTTCGGTCATATGTTTTATATGAGTCCAAATATGATCATAATGTTGTCCTATCATATGTGTAAAAGTCCCATAAAAATTATTATCTACATTATCTACAATATGTTTAGGTACTAAATTTATTAACCCATATTCATTTTGATAATCAAATAAAGAAGCTGATAATAATTGACCACCATAATAGGAACTATTATTATTTTCACTTCCTAACCAAGTTAAAGCTGTTGATGAAGATACTGAATGAAGAAGAGATCCTGTGCTTGTGGTGGTATGTTTAGGCCAAGTAAAATTATTAGATCCTGTTTCATAATATAAAAACTGTTCATATCCATCAAGACCTTTTATTAATTTGGTTTTTTTAGAAACAAGTGATTCTTTATTATTTAATGCAACATTAGGGATAGTGGTTGTAATGCTTTCTATCTCCCCTATTTGTCTGTTGTATAATTCAATTAAACTTAATTTATATTCAAAGTTTTTTAAACGTTCAGTTGCACTACCAAAATGAACAAAATTTTCAAAATGATAAGGAACATCAATTGTTTCTGTACTTGAGGATATAGGTCTTATATAATCATAATTTATTTGTGGTACTTCTTTATTTTCTAATTGGTTTAAAAGATGTTGATATGAGGAAGTTAAACTATATTCTAATAATTCATTATAATTTTTATAACTAGAAGGTACTGAATTGTTAGTTCTAATATCTATTTTAAAATTAGGTCCTTGTAAAGGAATAACTCCTTCTCCCTTATCAAATTCAGGTTCTCCTAAATCAACCGTCATTACTATAGGATCTATTACAGCTTCAATTATCTTAAATGTTGAACTTGTTGTTATAGAAGAAGGTAATGGGTCTAGGGTTTTTATTAATAATTCATGTTTATTAGAATTTTTGTTTAATAAAACATTTATTCCCACAACATTAATATTAGATCCAAAATTTAAAATAATACTTTTAAAATATGATGATGTTTCAATTTCTGATATAAAAAGATTAACTGCTTTATCAAAAGTTGGATTTTTTATTAAGGGGGTAATTGATCTAATTTCTCTACGAGTAGGAGATATTTCTTTAATACTAAAAGGATTAGTATCTAAATTAAATACTTTATTTCTTTGAATGTTTAATTTAATTTTATATTTACCCGCTACATAAGCTCTTTCATTTAATACTTTAGTAGGGTCTATATTAATATGAGATTGTAATTCTGGTTTTATCCCTGTAGTTGGGGATGATTCTGTAGCTACCCATACCATTTGATACCCTGTGTTAAACCAATAACCATCTGTTGATCCTTGGGGTCCTGGTTGGTCATATAATCTTTCTCCTGCTCCTTTTGCATCTGGATTAACTATTACAGGTTCTTTTGTTGTAGGAATTATATTAGTTGATTCCGAAACTTCTTCGGGTTCATTTAAAGTATAATCCGTAAAATTAGTTTCTGAATATAAGAGATTATCATTAATATCATAAATGTGTAATTCTACTATGTCTTCTTTCCTACCAAAAGTTTTTTTAATAACTTTTGATGAAATAGAATCAATTTTTAATAATTGTTCTGATGATATGTCTGTAATTTTAGCCATTATTGGTATTCTTCTTCAAATTGTCTTTCATCAAATCTATTTATCATCATTATGTTTGTATTTAAATCATCTATTTTATTAATAGGGGGGCCTGCTAATATACCTGCTATGCAACCACCACTTACCCTTATAACAAAATCTTCAGTTGGGACATTTTTCTTTCCTACTCTTCTTTTTATGAGTGCTATAGCTCCATTATCATTAAGTTGTCTTCTTCTACCTGATTGCATATAATAATCTAAATTAGTATTTTCTGCTCTAAGAACCGATCCATTTTGAAAATAGTTGTGTTCATCTTCTATAGACCATATTTCATCTTCCATTTCCTTTAATTGATTTTCTAAATCACTTATATCATTATCTTTAAGGTTTATAGGTTCACCCGCATATCTTATACTTTCTTGTATTATATTAAAATGAGAATGTTTTTTTCCCTCTTTTATTATATCATAAAATAAAGAATTATAAAAACCAAATAAATCATCAATCTTATAAATTTTTGGTATAAATTCATTAAATTCTTCATCTAAAGAATCATAAGCCTTTGCGGCTCCATATATAGTTTTATTTAATTCTAATTTTTCCATATTATTTTATGGTATGAAACCAAATTCATCCCAATTTTCTTGTGGAATATAATATCCATTTTGATCTTGGGGAAATTTATTAGCTTCTGAAAATGAAAGAGCCCCACCATAATTATGTTTATATGCTTTTTCTATAACCTCATTATGATATTGTGTGTAGACGTACTTTACTCTACTATCTGAAAGAGGGTGACTATCACCATTATAATCTTTATCTAAAATTACATAATAATATCTATCTCTATATACCCCTGATCTGTTCCATTTTCCTAAATATTGGTAAAATCTTCCCCAAATCATGTAAATTCTTGAATAATTATTTTCTCCCTTATATCCCCCTCCTTTTCTTATATTAGGTCCTATTTCTTCACATCTATCACAATTTTTAGCGTTTGACCAATCATAATCTCCATTATAAAAAGCATTTGAAGGATCACTTAATACTTGTTCCCAAAGAGTAGGATAAAGTCCTGATTGATAATCTCCATTATGTTTTCTTTGATCACCATAACCTAAAGGATCATACATTCGAGTACCATAATTACTATATGTAGGTTCTATATAAGCAGGTAAAGTATCTGCAGAAAAAGAAGTGTCAAAAGGTATATTTACATATTTAGTTGGTGTATTTTCAGGATGGTCATAATCGAATCTTATATATCCCTCCATGTCAAATATACCGTCCTCATCTCCTGAAAGTAATGTCGATAACCAACTATCACCAAAATCCGGATTGTCTTTTCTAAAATAAACCTGAATAGTTTCACCTGGCTCCCACCTTCGAGATGTATATCTAGTACCATCAAGTACCCAATATCTTACATAACGTGTATCTTTTAAATCATGATTGGCAGAATAATTTTCTGGTTGTACTTCATTTGGGTTATCCGTTTCTACCCCCTCTAAACAAGTTAAGTCTGCTTTATAATAATCTAATATATTAGCTAATGATATATCTATTTTTCTATCTGGGCCCGAAGGTAAATTAAGATCAGCTGATTCTGTAATATCTCGTCCTGTAGGTAAATAATTAAGATCAGTTGTATGTACTACTTCTAATATATCGATGTCTTTATCCCCCATAAGTTCTTTCTTATCAGTGTCATACCACATATTAGTAAACCCAGCTGCTCTTTTTGCTATTTTATAAGCATCATAACTTTTAAATTCTCTTCTCATTCCTTCTTGCATAACCCAAATAGGAAGACCTTGAGGAACATTTTCTACATATTCTGTGTCTAACCCATGTGTACGTAAAAAGGTACCATTTGTATAAAATATATGTTCTGCCGTTGTTGGGTTTTGTTTTTGGGTGAGTTCATTTTCTTTTAATTCTAACTCATCTAATAATTGTTCTATTTTAGCATCTCTCCAATCTATATAATTGTTTATATATTCTTGGCTTTGAACTATAAGAGATTCGTGGGATTTTTCGCCTTTTTTAGGAATATCATAAAACAAGTCACGATAAATATCAAAAAATTTTTGTATGGAAACTTTATCTTTAGATTTTATAAGTTCAGAAAAAGAACTATTAACAAAATCCATAGTTTGTTTATTATTATAAGCCTTTTTATTTAAAGTTATAATAGCTTTTTTATCTTTAATTTTTGATTTTTTAAAAGCTAATTTTATTTTTTCAATTTTTTCTCCTTTTAAAAATGTTTTATTTTTAACTGATTTAGGGGGATTTTCCTTAAATTTAGGTGTCTTTTTTGGACTTATATTTTTTGGTTTAGTAGCCATTATCTAACTACTTTAAAGTGATAATCATTGTCATATATAGTAGTACCATCATTATTTTTATGTTTAAATAAAATACGATAATATCTTTCTGGTTGTAAACCTTTCATATATAATTTAAAATACATACCTTCTGTGTCAGCACTTATTTTTGTAAAATCATCGTCAAAAGGAATAACTTCTTCTTCAGTGTAAGCATCTCTTATACTATAGTAAGAGCTTGTTGTAAAATATCCCACATCTAAAAAATTTGAAGTTGT